GCAAAAACTTTACACCGTTGAGGTTCCCGAAGAGCACATCGGTCGAATGCTAGACTGGGACTTGCCCCTGTCTCAGCAGCCTGCGGATGTCAGGGCCGGCCTGTCAAAATACGGTTACGAAATTGCGCCAACGGACAAAGAACTTCAGCAGCAGGCTCAGGCTCTGTGGGATAACGATGCTGCTGACTGGGCTAACGAATACGGCGCTGACCCTGATGACTTTGGAAATCAGCGCGGCGTTAATTGGGACAAGTACATAGACATGGCCCGTTCAAACGCTGGCGGTCTTGACCCCAGCATGACCGGCAAGGGGCTATATGATCATCTGATCAGAGACGCCGGCTGGAACGAAAACCTGTTTGAGCCTGACACCGAATATGCCAAAGGCGTTTCTGATGAACTGCTCAAGGTCGGCATTCCGGGCATCAAATACCTCGATGGAAATTCGCGTCAAGCCGGCGAAGGAACCCGCAATTTTGTGATTTTTGACCCGGGCATTACCAACATCGTTGAGCGCAAGGCCAAGGGAGGGCTTGTGGGGCTGGCCGAGAAATATCTGCCTCGCATGATGTCAATTTTCTCCGGCGGCGGCACGCTTGAGCATGGCCTTGAGGGCTTGGTCAAGCCAGTGATGGCAATTGAGAAAGACCCTGACATTGCGAGGCACTACGCCAAAGCGCACGGCGAAAACATTCTGAACGCTGATGTGCGCGACGTTGATTTCAAGCCGATGGCCGGAGAGGTGGATTACCTCCATGCTAGTCCGAGCTGTAAAAATTACAGCAGCGCTAACTGTAAAACAGAAGACCCCATTGACATCATGACGGCTGAGGCCACCGCTCGCGCTATCAGGGACATTCGGCCGCCGTTGTTTACGCTAGAGAACGTCCCGGCCTATCAGAAGCGCGGAGCGTTCCAGCAAATCGCTGACGAGTTGAGCAATCAAGGCTACAACTGGGACATTGTCCACCACAATGCAGCCGACCTCGGAGCGCCTAGCTCACGAAACCGAATGATGGTTCGCGCATCGCTTGGCGACCTCCCGCCGGCCCAGCAATACTGGCCTAAACCGGGTGACTGGTTTCCTGCTATTGAAGACCAGCTTGAAAGCATGCGGCCTTCCCAGCTCGCGCCGTGGCAGCTCAGGCGGCTTGCTGAGCGTGGCATTGATCCGACAAGCCTCAACACACCTCTGCTGGTCGGCGGCGGCTCTGGCTTCAAAGGGGACATCCCACTGGCGTTCGCTGGCAAGCCCGGAATCACGGTGCTATCTAGCCCGGTGCAAACCGACCGAGTGGTGTTGCCCGGCGGTGATGTGAGAGCGCTTAATCCGCGCTCTTACGCTCGCTTACTTGGACTGTCAGACAGCTATCCTCTCCCTGATGATCGCAATCTAGCCAAAATCATCGTCGGCAACGGCATGGCCCCAGCCATGACTCGCGAGGTCGTCGAGCCCTTGCTAAACCAGCGTTTGATCAACATGGTAGAGAAATACAAATGAGCGACGAATACGAATACATCTACCCGCCCGAGGGATATTTCCCGCAGGCGCCAGAGCCAGAGGTAGATCCGGGGCTGTTAGCAATGGCGGCGCGATACCGCGACCAGTTAGCCGCCGAGGCCATGATGGAAATGGCCCGCTCGGCCAGCCAAGGGCCAGTGCAGAACGCCAAGGATTTCGGCAAGGGCTTCCTGCGGAGCGGCGCTGACTGGGCCGGCGGCGTCGCCGACATTGCCTCGATGCTTCCGCTGTCGCCGCCCGAAGGCGGGAATCCTTACGCTCGGGCTATTCGGAACATGCTCGGCCCCGACTCTGAAAAGCCTTTCATGGGGAGCGACTACATTGCCGACAGGACTGGGCTACAGGGCGAGGGGCTGGCCTATGAGACGGGCCGAGTGGCAGGAGGGTTTGGAGGCCTTGCGCTGCTCAAGAGCCTCCTGCGACAGGCGCCGCGCTCACTGACAGCAATGCGACTTGTCAGGGCTCCTTGAGGGCTTTCAGCTTCCACAGTTCCCAGAAGGCCGGATGCATCTTGCGGTTCCCGGCCTCCCACTCCTGCCAAGCTCGCCAACCACAATAAATCAGAGCCGCCGCCTCAGTCTGCGTTAGACCGGCGGCAGCTCTGGCGGCCTTGATGGCCTCAGGCGTCGGGCTGTTCATCGGGGAGCACTGGCCATGCAAACCCCTGCGCCCAATCGGGGAGCGCCATTGCGGCGGCCATCACCTGAGGCATCGTGCCGCGCCATAGCGCACCGATGGGCGACTGCTCAACCTCCTCAAGGCCCGCCTCAACGCAGGCCTTGCGGATCGGAGCATAATAGTAATTGCAGGCATCTTGACCCGACATGTCCGCGCTGAGCGGCCCCATTGCCTCCATCATCTGGTCAATTTTAGCCTCGTTAGCGCTGCCGAACGGCAGCGTGAAAACGAAATCAACCTGTTCTTCGCTCATTTCTCCTCCTTCACCTGCTTGAGCAGGAATCTGATTTCGCACGCCAACGCATAACACTCGATAGGCGCGGCTCTGTCTTCGACCAGAGCCTTGGCGATGTCTTGCAGGCGAGCAAGGTGCTCGCCAAGCAAGGTGTACTGGGTTTTCTTTTTGATTCTCATGGTTCTCCTTTGTTGTGTGGTTATTTGGGCAGGCGCACTTTGATGTTGACCGGGTCAGAGCCGTAGCTGACGCAGTCATAATCGGTGTCAACTTTGCCCGGCGCAGGAGCCGGAGCAGACGGCTTCCAAGCCGACCAGTTCCAGCCGAAACGGCCATACGCCATGTAACGAGAAAACCAGCGCACGCCATCAGTGGCCCATTGGGTACGAACGCTGCTGCCGGTGCTTTGAAAAACTTGGACGGGTTGGCTCATTGCCGGTGCTCCTTTGTTGTGTGCGTCCATTGTAGGCACGCATTGCGTGTATAGCAACACTTTATTTTGATGCGCTTCGCGATGAGGTAGACTTTCCGCAAATCTTGATTTTTTGACGAGGGAATGCCGTGAGTTTTGCAAACGCCAAAAAGATTTTTACGCGCATAAAGCAGCATCCCGCAGAAGTCAAAAAAGGAAATCCTGAATACAAGCAGGATTTCATCAAAAACGACTCAAACTTTCCGATGAGTTACTACGGACACATTAGCGAACCGACCGTTCCCAGCGTGGAAATTCCGAGGTTCATAGATCCGTATGAGCTGAAAGGGTCAGTGCTGACCCCTCTGTACGGAGACCATACGGACGCCGGTCGCAGGCTCAAGTCAATCTTGATTGGAGACTTGCAGTTCGATTTAGACCGCCCAGTCGAACTAATGGGCGGCCCCCGATTCGGTTTGTTCCAACGCTACAACGAAGACCCGAACGCCATCTGGGCTTCAGACAAGGGAGCCGTTAGTAAATATGCATCAGGCTGGAAAGGGCTTTCCGAAAAATATGGCGGCGCTGATGTTTTGCCTGTTTTTACAGGGCAGGGGCGGAAGGCTCAGCAATCGAACACTATGTTTGCCGATGTTCTCTCTCAGATGCTTAACAACTCGCCGCTAACTAGGGCAAGCCAAAAACTGTTCGATGAGAAAGCTAGAATAATAATCCCGGACTTTGTAGGGATGAGGTCGGAAAAACTTTACGATCAGTTGCGTAACCTGTCTTTCGACAAGCGCGGCGAGTTCATGAAAAATTTTGTGTCTTCCAAACCAATCCAGCAGGGGGGATTCCCCGACATGGTGGCGATTGGGAACGCCCTCACCGACCCGGGCGTTCACCCTGATGCACGAATGGCCGGCTACGTCATCAGCAAGGCAAACCTAGATGACCTAGTCAACAGGTCGCCGCTGTTTCCTCACCCATCCTACAAAAACAATTTGCATGGCGAGGTGCTTGGCGGTTTTCGAGAACAAATCCCTGCAAAATTGATGTGGCGCCCAGCATACGAAGCCAGAATGCCACAAGCAGAGCCAAAGTATCTTGAGACCAACGGGCCATACATAGGCCGCTACATGGACGACGAAGCCATTGACGAAATCAGCCAGTATCTAGAGGATGCTGCGGCTGCCCGCAAGCTTGGCGGCTACGCCGAGGGCGGCTTGTACACCGACGAGGAACGCGCCAGACGCGACGAAGAGCAGATGGGCGGCGTTACCTCTGACGGCTACGCCAGCAGTCTGCCACCGACGCTCAGCATGCAATTCGGCGACCTTGTCAGCCCCTACCTCGACGCGGCCTATGACCTGTTCCCGAAGGAGAACCCGCGAGGCAAATTTCTGCGCGACATGATTATGGGCGACGCGCCAGAGGCCGCCCGGCGCATGGCCGAAGGCGAGCCCTATGTGCTGGCCAACACCCGCTCGCGCAATCCGCTTGACTGGAAGATCAATTCCGAAGCACTTGACATGGCGGGAGCGCTGCCAGTAGCCACCGCGACCGGCGCACTGGGCAAGATTGCCGGTACGGTGAAAGCCTCAGCGCCTCTCTTAGGCGGCCTTGGGATCATCAAGCAGAAGGGCGGGAATTGGTTGCCTCCGATTCTTGACTTCAATATGCCAAACGGCACTAACGATCACACTATTCCGGGAAGAAGTGCCGAGCAGTTGCTTATGAGTAACGGATATGAGCGTGCTGACTTTAGGGATGCGCCGCTTCCTTGGAGAGAAATGAAGGAAGGTATATATGACCCTCTTGATGAAAGCCTATACAACGACCGCCTAGCAAAAAGAAGCGCCGCCAGAAAACTTAAGTTTGGAAATTACATTCCAGAAGATCCAGAGTCTGTATTAGAAGAAATAAATATAGCCCGTGACAACGGATATGCCCCTGAGGTTCAAGAGAACGCGCTAAATTATCTTGATAAGTACGGAGAATCTTTGGGGGCTAAAAAAGAAGTCAACATTTGGCTTCAAAAGCAGCTTGCTCGTTACATGCAAAGCGATATGGGCACCGCAGGAGACCCGATTAAGGCGACGATTGAGCGACGAATGGCAAGCTTTGATAAAGAACGCGATGCCGCTTTACGCGAAGCTCAGACTCACTTTGATCATGCTGCAAAGCTAGAAGCCGAAGGCCCAAGGCCGGGCATGCCAGAGGGCACTTGGGAGAATGCAATTCAAGCCGCCAAAAATCGCGGTCAACAAATTTCTGAAGATGCAATCAGAGAATACGAGCTGAAAAGCGAGTATGGATCAAGCCATTTGCTTCGTAATGATGAATACTTTAATAATCTGCGCCTGCAAGACATAAAAGAAAAAGCAAACGTCAACAGATGGCATGCTGGGTTCCCAGAAGAGACAACTGGGCTTTCTGATGCGGGCAAAGAATGGGATGACATTGCAGATAGCTCAATCGGCGTAGGAAAAAAGAAAAATATATTTGGCGAAGAAGATACTGCCGATAGTTGGCTGGGAAATTACAGAATTCCGATTGGAGCTTGGGACACTGTACAGCCGGAATACTTTCATGGTGCGCTTAAAGAAAATCCTTGGATTCATAACTTGGAGGGGGAAACACCTTTTCATTACATGACAACAGGAGAAGCTCACCGCATTCCAAAATTGAAATATCTGTTGTTGGAGACCATTGGCAGAGATGACATTCCTGACAACCTCAAAACCAAGCTTTCAGATTTGCCCAACTTAAGCGTTGGCGCTGCTGTTGACAAAGCAGCAGATTTGCAGATTTTCGACAGAAGAAAAAAACTTCAAGAAATGCTTGACGCTCAAAAAAATCCGGCAATCCATCGTATGACTGAATACCCGACCGGGCATGCTTGGAATGAACTGAAGATCCCAGAAATAGCCGAAGACCAATATCAAATGCAGGGCAGAGAATTTCTTGAAAAAGCGCTTGGTAGGGAAGGCGATTACATGGCCCACTGCGTAGGCGGATATTGCGACAAAGTGGCCGAAGGCAGCTCTCGCATATTTTCGTTGAGAGACAAAGAGGGCAATCCCCATGTGACCATTGAAACAAGGCCGCCAAGCAATAGGCAGTGGAATGAATACTGGAATTCACTTCCAAACAAAGAAGAAATAATGGGGACAGACTCTGTCTTAGCAAATACTCCCGGCATGTTTAACAAAGGGCATCAGGCTCTTTACAACGAAGCTTCTAAACTCTATGACTTGCCTCCTCCCCCGCCTGAAAGCGTTGAGCAAATCAAGGGAAGGAGCAACGGCCCAATATCTCGAAAATACCATTCAATGGTGAAAGACTTTCTGCAATCAAGAGGCAGATGGTCAGAAATTGGAGACAAAGAAAACTCCGGCCTTTCAAGTGACGAATACAACGCTCTGCTTGGAAATAATTTTAGTAACCGCGCTCAAGAGCTTACTGACGAATTTGAGGTCAACGAACTTGACCTTGAAAACCTTAACCTTGAAGGCGGGGATTTTGTAAATGACCCGCCAGACATAGAGCTAGATGACCCGGAGGACTTAGAACCTAGAGGCTTCTATGACCCATATGATCCCAATGGGGGCAATTACGCCCAAGGCGGCCTAGTCGATGGCGACCGCAATCGACTGAACTCGATCATCAGCGACTTCCTATCAGACAACCCCGGCCAGTACGCCGAGGTTGGCGAACCGCAACAGACTCGGCGAATGGTTCGCCAAGAGCGTCAGCGCCGGCCTGAATTTCAGCTAGACCTCGGCCTTGCTCCGACCGACTCTAACAATGGCCTTGGCGGCGGCGGTCACGCGGGAATGCGCTTGCCGATTGGCCCGGCAACGCTCAGCGTTGATGCGGTCGGTGGCGGCGGTTATGGGCAGCAAGTCAACCCGGAAGGGTATCTTGGGTACGGGCCTCGCGGGCCTGTGATGCGAGTGGGCAAGCCTAAATTTGGCGGCGGCGCCAGCCTAGCCGGCATTCAGGCGCAGCTTGAAGGGCTGCCCGGCCTTGCTGGCCGCTATGGTATAAGCTACGACACTCAGCCATTCATGCTCACGCAAACTCTTGGGCTTGATGAGCGTGGCATGCCGAGAGCGACGCGGGGCAGCGTCATCGGCGGCGAGGGCATGGGGAATAATCAGAGGATTTGGGACAGAGCGCTTCCTGATGAAAAGCTGATGTTTACCTACAACCGCGAATTTTAATCGGGTGCTTGAATGAACGAAGGCGATGAAATGGTCGAAGGCGAAATGGTTGACCTCGATGAGCACATGTCTGAAGTCGAGGACACCCCTGACGGGGGCGCGGTCATTCGCCTTGAGGATGAGCAAGACTTTGCCAACAAGCTCGATCATTTCGCCAACATCGTTGATGAGGTTGACCCTGAGCTATTGTCCGAAGCGGTCAATGACCTTCTAGACAAAATCGACCGCGACAAGGAAGCCCGCGAAAAGCGTGACAAGCAGTATGAAGAGGGCTTGAGGCGCACTGGCCTTGGCGACGACGCGCCGGGCGGCGCCCAGTTCTCAGGCGCCAATAAAGTCGTGCATCCGATGTTGATCGAGGCCTGCGTTGATTTCTCGGCCCGATTCATGAAGGAAATCTTCCCCTCCGGCGGCCCGGTCAAGGCGAAGGTTCTGGGCGAGCACGACGAGGAGAAGTTGGAGAAAGCCGAACGCAAATCGGAATTCATGAACTGGCAGACGACCGAGCAGATGCAGGAGTTTCGCGGAGAGCTAGAGCAGCTCAGCACGCAGCTCCCGCTAGGCGGCGGTCAGTACATGAAAATGATGTGGAACGCCCGCAATCGGCGACCAGTCTCGGAATTCATTCCGATTGATGACATCTATCTGCCGTTCGCCGCGACCAATTTCTACACGGCCGAGCGCAAGACGCACGTTCAGTACGTCACCAAAATGGAATTTGACCGCCGCGTCAAATCAGGCATGTACCGTGATGTCGAGATTGGCAATCCGGCTGATATTGAGTTCAGCAAGGCCTCCATCGCGAACGACAAAATCGAGGGTCGAAAGGAGTTGTCCTACAACGAGGACGGCCTGCGAACCATTTTTGAAATCTACACCTGCATCGACTTTGGTGACGGCGTCGAGCCGTACATCCTGAGCGTTGATAAATCTAGCGGGCTTGCACTCTCCCTGTACCGGAACTGGGAGCCAGACGACGACATGCGTCGCGAGCTGGATTGGATCGTGGAGTTCCCCTTCGTCCCGTGGCGCGGCGCTTACCCCATCGGCCTCACGCACATGATTGGAGGCCTCTCAGGGGCCGCCACAGGCGCTCTGCGTGCGCTGCTTGACTCTGCCCACATCCAGAACGTGCCGACGCTCTTGAAGCTCAAGGGCGGCCCCGGCGGGCAGACGATCAATGTGCAGCCGACCGAGGTTGTTGAAATGGAGGGCGGCGCACTGGTGGACGACGTTCGCAAGATTGCGATGCCGCTGCCGTTCAACGGCCCGAGCCCGGTGCTGTTCCAGTTGCTCGGCTTTCTGGTGGATGCCGGCAAAGGGATTGTGCAGACGACTTTTGAGAAGCTGGCCGACCAGAATCCGAACCAGCCGGTCGGCACCACGATGGCTTTGATTGAACAGGGCATGGTCGTGTTCAGCTCGATTCATTCGCGCTTGCACGGCTCGATGGCCCGGTGCTTGAAAATCCTGCATCGGATCAATTCGGCCTACCTGACGCAGGAGGATGTTCAGGCGCAGGTCGCAGGTCTCAAGATTGAGCCGTCAGACTTTGATGGCCCGATGGATGTCATTCCGGTCAGCGACCCCTCGATTTTCTCGGACACTCAACGCTTCGCGCAGACGCAGGCGATTGTGCAGCGGGCGGCAATGCTCCCGCAGCTTTACGATATTCGTAAGGTTGAAGAAATGTTCTTGCGGAACCTTAAGGTTCCGGCGGCCGAGGTTTTGCTGCCGAAGCCGGGCGACGAGGACAAAGACCCGGTGAGCGAAAACATTGAGGCGACGATGGGCCAGCCAATTTTTGTGCTGCCAAAGCAAGACCACTTGCAGCACATCATGACGCACATGGCGTTCCTGAAATCCAATCTGTTTGGCGCCAACCCGGCCATCATCAAGACGTACCTGTTCCCGATGTCCATGCACCTTCGCGACCATCTGCTGAACTACTACATGGTGGAGGCTCATCAGGCCGTGATGAACGCCAAGAAGCAGGGCGTCATTCAGGACGACCCGACGCAGAAAACCCAAATCATCATGCAGGTTCAGCAATTCATTGAGCAGCAGTTGGCTGGGTTTGGCGAGGAGCTGGCGCAAATCACCGAGCAGGCTCAGCAGTTCGCGCCGCCGGCAGGCCCGCCGATGCCGCCCGACAGTTCGTTGCAAGTCGCGCAGCTTAACGCTCAGGTTCAGCAGGCAGCGCTTCAACAGCGCTCGCAGTCTGACCAAGCAAAAATGCAGCAGCAGGCTCAGCTCAACCAGCAGAAATTGCAGCTTGGCCAAGCCAAGCTTCAGCAGGATGCCCAGCTCAAGCAGGCCGATATTCAGGCCAAGCAGCAGGAAGCGGCTCTTGAGATTCAGAAGGAGCAGATGCGTGAGCAAGCTGAAGATCGACGCACTATGCAAGAACTAGCGGTTAGGCAAGCGATGAATTCGGCAGACAATCAAACCGCGCTACAATTAGCCGAACAAGAAATGCTGTCTAACGAACGCTTTTCAGTCAGCACTGGAACGGGCGTAAATCCCAACCCTTAAAAGGAGACCATCATGAAAAACAAGCCGAA